TTTTACACAATCTTTCCCCTTATTGCCTACGGATAGTACTGTTGTTTATAAAGCAACAGCATCGATCAAACGTGTGTTACAGGCATTTCAGCGCAAATTTACGCCGATTGCTGGTAATGAGGTCAAATTTGAGTTGGAGAAAATTGAGCTCGATCATGTTAAGATCGATGAATTAATTTCGCCTGATGAAATCATGCCTTCTTGGCTAGGATTTTTGGCTGAAAATAAACTGGAGCGTAAGGATTGGCCTATTGTCCGTTATATTTCAGAGCAGCTTATTGTTAAGCAGTACTATGCTGACTTAGAGCTATTGGAATCCTTTAAAGGCGTTAAGGGAGTTATCGTAGATGGAACAGCTACTGCTGCTGGTACTTCTTTAAATGGTGTGCGTAAAAAGATTCGTGACGGTTTTGCTGCTGGTAAAACCAAACAGATTGTACTCGGGGCTATGCCTACCGATCCAGTTCAGGTAGCTGATTATATTGAGAATTTTGTGAAGAATATTCCTGATTTGATCCGTACGGAATTATCAGAAGTTTCGGTTAGCCTAAAAGTCGAGCGCTTGTATCGTGAGGGTGTTCGCAAAAAATACAATCTGAATTACGAGCAAAAAACAAACTTATCTACACTGATTGATGATCCACAGATCACAGTAAAAGGATATCCGGCAATGGATGGTAGTGATCTGATTTTTACCACTCCAAAATTTAACAAGGCAAATCCAATGAAGGCTGGAGAAAATCAGGGAAGATTCGATGTTCAAAAGCAAGATCGCGATGTTAAGTTGCTTTCTGACTGGTGGATCGGTTTAGGATTCTGGTACTTGCCTTATGTTTACCATAATGACCAGGATTTAGTAGCTGCATAGGCTTTTTTATAGTTAAGTATATGGTTGTTTTGGTTGTGGGCTGGTCCCACAATCAAATTTTTAAAAATTAAAAGATTTAAAGCAATGGCTGAAAATGAAAATAAAACAACTCAACAAGAGTTGGATCAGGCGAAAAAGATTATCGCTGGAAAGGATAAGGAAATTACTGCTCTAACAAAAGAGCGTGATGTACTGAAATCCAAAAACGACGAGCTCACTACCAAGAATTCAAGTCTTGAGAAGGATCTTGCCATAACAAATACCGAGAACAGTAATTTGAAAGCAGATAATAAGTCATTGAGCGACTCGGTGGATGCCCTAACAACAGAGCGTGACGAAGCAATGGAGCTGATGACTACCATGTCAAAATCACTTGAAAAGGTTCAAAAAGCCGCGAAAGATGGATTTCAAACGCTGGAGCATAAAGGTAAAACATATTCTATCCATGGTAAAACGTTCTTTTTCGAAGGAAAGGAATTCACCACTGAGAATCTTTTGGAAGATTCTGATTTGGTTGGACGCTTGTTGAAACTTGGTGTAGGATTTTTAAAAGAAGTAAAGGAGGACTAATTGATGTACAGTGCAATTAAATTTTTTGCTGGGATGCTATGCTTGATCATGGTTTCCCTTTTTATTGGCAATACCATTGCTTCAGCTACTGGGAGTAATTCTGTTGGATTGGCGTTTGCTTCAGCAATCTTTATCGGGTCTTTTGTCCCGTTAAAAAGTGCTGGTGTTTTACTAATGGGGTTGAACGCGAAAGATATTGTTTTTCAACAGGGTGTTTTCAATCCTGGTGGAGTAGCAGGAGAGGTCTATTACGCTTTTACTGAAGATATAGAAACGTGGCCCGTTGCGCTTTCAAAAATTGTGACTGAAACCGCTACTGACTTTGAAGATTTAGTTACGGTAAAGGCTGCCGATGATTTCAAATTTAAGACCGGGAAGTCCTTCAAGAAGCTGTACGTTACTTTGGAAACTGGTGAACTGAAGTATTCGCTGATCGGTGCCCGTGATGGAAAGTCATTCCAGAACTCGATGGAAGTATCCTATCCAAAAAATGATGCTACAATTTCCGGGTTTGTTGCATCAACAGCCAATCGCCGGATGGTATTTATTGCCATTGAGCAGAATGGTACTGCAAAGGTTTTGGGTACGAAACAATTTCCTGCTCAGCTGGAGACTGCTGAAGGCGGCACTGGTAAGTTAATCGAGGATCCGAATACTTTGGTGCAGACCTATATCTCAAAATCACCGATTCCACCGGCGATTTATGAACCGCCAATCCTATTGGAACCGGTTGGTCCATAATAGTATATTTATAATTCGTGAAATAAAAAGGCTCTTGTTGAAGAGCCTTTTTTGTAAATACATATAATATGAACGATAAGATTGTAAAGATTATCAATATCCTGGAGGAGAAGTTTTTTGTGCCAGTACGAACTGACGGTGAGAATATTTTGATGGAGCGTGATGAGATCGAAGCTCAAGTGAATATCTATTGGCAAAAAGATAATAATTGGGAAAGTATAGATGTTATTGAGGCGCTTGACTACTTGCAGATACCTGCTTTTTTAAATGACTCAAATGTAATGGTTTATATCTATAAGCCGAAAGTGTCGTTTTAGCTAATATTGGCTCAAATACCTTTGATTTATGGCAATTTCCGTTATTCAAAGGTATTTAGAAAACTCGCATCGCAGCTATGAGGAAGGTCGTGTGCTATTCGAAAAATTTGCCTCGAGCAAAGTTCTGATTTCTTTTTTTCGAAGTGGATCATCCCCGCTTCATTTTAATCGGTTACTTGAGGAGCTGAAGAAGCTCGCTCAGGATGATCGTCCATCTGATGTCAAGGTTGCCTCTGACACAGTAGAGAAATCGATCATTGCTCCATTGGAGTCTTTTGATATCCCTGCCAAAGCTGTTTTGAATGACGATTACTTCTTATTTCCGGAAAAGATCAAAGAAGTAGTTAGGAGAAAAAACATGCATTACCGACGTTCACAGCAATTGTTTATTGAAATTGGTTTTACGGATGATCCTGATAAGAGGCTTGCAATGGCTGAAACAATGCTGAATGATCATGATCAGGTTAATGCTTGCTGGGCTGTCATTGACGAATACAAACAATCAGGTAAAATTTTAGTAGAGAAAGCAAAGTCTATTCAGGAGGAAATCAATGAATTACCGCTCGATAAATTGCTTGCTCACCTCAAGAATATTCCTCCTAATATCTCGAAGGATAAAAAGAAGCTTGAAACCTTACTAGATGGCCACCAAAAAGCAAAGGTGCTTTCTCGATTTCAGCTTAACCAAATTAAGCTGGATCTGGTCAAAAAGAGATTGGAGGTGCTAAATGGCTAAACCAATTTCGATAGATTCCAATAAGGACGATATCCTGAGTTATCTTAAAGATCCCGAATCAAAAGAGTCCGATCTCACTGCTAAGCAAACCAAATTGCTTGAGTGGTATGTGGACGCTTATACATTATTCAGGAATTACAGCTCGATGACCGAAACTATAACCGTTCTCAAAAAGTTGGGTACTCTTCGTGAAAATCCGATATCCAATTCTACTGCTCGGCGATATATCAATGATGCCCTGGAGATTTTTGGATCGGTTGGCCGTATGAAGGCCGATGTAATTAATCACATTGTTATTGAAACTCTTCTCGATGCCCGGATTATGGCCAAAAAACAAAATAATGCGATGGCATTAAAGGAAATTGCCAAAGAGCTGAGGGCTGCTGGAGTCAATGATGAAGCAGGCGCATTGATCGCTGATCAGATCGAGCAGCATCAAGTTATCATTTCAATTGATCAGACAGCTCAGCGTGCATTGCAAAAAATACACGCTGGAGGAGTGATTGATCTGGGTGATATCCTAAATAGTATGTCTGAAGAAGCTCAGGTGATTGTGGAGGAGAATAACAATGGTTGAGATCTCGAGACCTAAACTCCTGGTAAATCGCAATCTAGCGCAGATTTTGATCCGGACTGCACCGCAAAAAATTAAGGTGTTAGAAGGGGCGAGAGCTGTAGGTAAGTCGACGGTTTTAGCCGATGAGATGTCCGAAACAGCTGGTGATATGCCCCGGTCTACCAATTTCCTACAAGGTAGAACATATCAACAGATTTTAACCAGGACCTTGCCGTCCACCATTCTTTCCCTGGAGACTTTGGGTTATAAGAATGGTATACACTTTACTATTGGACAAAAGCCTATCTGGAAGAAGTATAACCTTCCTTATGAACCGCCTTTAGATTGGGGGAAAACTATTGCTTGGTGGACTGGAGCTGTATGGGTGATGTTATCACAGGATGTTTCTTCCAGGGGTATCAATACGTGTTCTGGTTTGGCCGATGAGTACTGTGAGCTTGATCCGGTGAAATTCCAAGCTGAGACCTATGCAACCTTACGTGGAGGTAAGTCTCATTTCGAGCATAAGAAGCGGTGGCTGTCTCAAGTATATGTCAGCTCTATTCCCAGAACTCAAGAGGGTAAGCACATCTACACCTATGAGCAGGCAGCTTTAACAAATCCGGACGAGGTATTTTATTTACGAGCTCCTACTCGGATAAATGCTGAGAATCTTCCTGACAATTATTTTAAGATGCAGCGTCGTATCATGTCCAAATATGAATATGATATCGAGATAGAGAATATTCGGCCTAGGGCTGTTGGTGGGGGATTCTATCCGGCATTCAATGAAAGGAATCTTTGTTATGATTCTTTTGACAATGATTATCTGAGGGGCTTAGTAGATGAGGGTGTCGGTTATGATCGCACTAAATTTGAAAAACTGGATTGCCGTGAGGTAACCGATATCATACCCAGCACACCACTGGATATCGCCCTGGACTATGGAAAGTTCTGTTGTATAGTCACGGCTCAGGAGACATTCCTGAACGAATGCAATTTCCTTTCTTCGATTACTCCTGAAGAAGCTGGAGAAATGCTGGAGATACTTGTTCAGCGCTGGTGCGATTACTATCAGCCACATCCCACTAAGCGAGTATCGTATTGGTATGATCAGACAGCGATAGGAAAGGACGGTCGATCGCCTAAGACGTACGCTGATATCGTTATCGAGGTATTAATGAAGAATGGATGGGATGTCGATCAGCAATATTATGGTGCAGCACCTGAACATTCGGATAAGTATAAGTTCTGGTCTATTGCCATGCGCAATGATCATCCATTGCTACCGATATTCAAATGGAACCGGACGAAGTGTAAGTATCTCATCGAGTCGATCAACAACTCAGCAGCTAAGGAGGGTAAGTTTGGTCCGGAGAAAGTCAAGACCGACGAACGTAAGACACATGTCGATCAGCGATACACTACGCACCAGGGCGATGCCATGGACATGATCGGATACTTCAAATATTCACATCTTATTGAGAGTAGTCAGGGATTGTGGCTGCCATCTAGGTCTTCAAGTTAAAAGAAGCCCCTCGACTTGCCTTCGAAATTCTCACAATCAAAAACCATACAGTGCATAACACACCGACGTGTCGAGGGGTATAACCTGACGCGATGTTAGAGTTATGCAATAAAGTTTTTGATTGTGAGAGCACAAATTTAATAAAATATATATGAAAGCAAGTAAAAATTACAATTCGTCTCCGCTGCCGTTTATGGGACAAAAAAGAAGATTCCTTACAAAATTTAAAATTGAGCTCGAGAGCTGTGATCCTAATGCCACTTATGTGGATTTGTTTGGGGGAAGTGGTTTGTTGAGCCATACAGTTAAACAGCATTGTCCAGACGCGCAAGTCATATACAATGATTATGATGATTTCTCTAAAAGGATTGCGTGGATTCCTAAGACCAATAAGCTGATTCAGGATATACGAAATCTAATCTGCGACCTTCCTAAAGATAAAGCTATACCATTTGAAAGAAGGCAGTCCATATTAGATAGAGTATATTCAGAAGAAAAGCGTTTAGGATATGTTGATTATATCACCTTATCGTCTAATTTGCTCTTTGCCATGAATTATGCCCTGAGCTATGATGAATTAACAAGACAGGTATTTTACAATACGCTCAGAGAAACACCTTATAATGCTATTGGTTATTTAATTGGTGTCCAAAGGGTCTCCATGGATTACAAAGAGTTATTTGAACTTTATCGCGATCAGGCTAATGTTATATTTCTCGTTGATCCGCCTTACTTATCTACAGATGTTTCAAGCTACAAATCATCTCATTGGAAATGCTTGACGTTGAGCAATACTTCTATTTTACCTCCAATAAATCTAATGTTGTAGAGCTATGTGAATGGATATCAAAGAAGGTTCCTGGGGCTAATCCTTTCGAACATGCGATAGCTATTTCCCATGCCAATAATCCTAGTTATAATTCAAAGTTCACTGACATAATGCTTGTCAAACGATAAAAGAGCCGCTTTTAAGCGGCTTTTTTGTTGAGCTATTCTCCCGGGTCGAAATCATATTCCGTGGGGGTGCAAACGGCAATTGCCCTTTTAGGACAGGGCACGGCGGGATTCTAGTAGACACTTTTTATAGTTTTTGGAAAAATTAAAATGTTTAAATTATTGATTTATAGGTTTTTGTAGTGTTTTTGGTGAAGTTTTTTGAAACATTAATGATAACAGGTTGAAAATCAGCTGAAATATGTTCTTGTCGTTTCTAATGGACTTATTAAATAGATTTTTGAGCATGGATAAGATTTCTTACACTGAAATGCTCAAAATACTCGACCGTTGCCGATATCAGTCTTCAGACGAAACGCTATCAATAACTTTTTTGAAATGCGATCGCAAGCGCAGAACTGGAGGACAGTGGCAGACAATTGAAAAGGCGCAGATTTGTGGCCTGCCATATTCAGTTAGAGAAAATGAAATGCGCGGTATTGTTAACCTGGAATCCGGTATCAAAACAGCATTTCACATCCAGTTAGTTTTCGAAATAAATGGCAAACGCGTTTTCAAATGAGTACTAGACATACACAATTTTCCAGTGATGGTTTTCCGCTATATTCTTTCAGAGAAGGAAGCTCTGTTGTCCTAACAAATGCTTCAGCTGGAAAATCCGGGGAATCAAGCATTGCGAATTTTTCTACAGTCCTTCCTAATAAAAATGAGTATTCGGGAGGACGTGATTGGGTGCCATGGGGTAAAAGCGATAAGTTCCCTGACGAAATGTGGGCTATGGCTCGCAAAAGCGGCGTAGCTATGAGCGCGCTGAGGTTATTGAATCTAAAATTGTTTGGTCAAATGGTTGTCCCGGCTATTCCGAGAGAATTAGACGATAACAACCAGATGAAATATGACCTGGTAAAAGATCAGGAGGTGCGCGATTTCTTCAAGCGTTCCAATTTTGATGTTACCAGATTGGCCATTATCCAGGATTATAATGCATTGGCAAACTCTTTTCCGCTTTTGATGCTAAATGAGGACCGCTCAAAGATCGTACGGATCGGTCATGATAAGGCGCGAAAGTTTCGATATCGCCCCTATAACGAGAAGAGTGGCCGGATCGAAAAGGCTATGCGATCCGCCAACTTTCCATCGCCTGCAGATGATTTTGACGAGTTTGATGTGATTGATTCGAGAGACTGGTTTTCGGAGGTTGATCGGATCAAGTATGTTGAGAAAGGGCATAATTATGTTTTTCCTACCTATTATCCTGATCCGGTGTTCGATTATTATTCCCTAGCTCACTGGGACGGTGTGCGCTCTAATGGCTGGCTTGAGATATCCAATTCAATTCCTTCCTATAAACGGGCAATCTTTAGAAATCAGGCAGCGATCAAATACCACGTAAAGATTTCCATGTCTTACTGGCTGACTAAATATCCTAAGTGGGCATCAATGGGTGAAGCGGAAAGGACAAAGGCGGTCAATGATCAGTACGATGAAATGGACAAGTACTTAACGGGTACCGAAAATGCGATGAAGACATTTGTTTCATTCTTCGATATCAACAAATTGAACGGTACAAGTATTCCTGGTATCGAGATCGTAGCAATCGATGATAAATTGAAGTCAGATGCTTATCTGCCTGATGGTGCAGCAGCCAATGCAGAGATTTTATTCTCAATGTTAGTGAACCCGGCAATATTTGGTCTTGGTATGCCAGGTGGATCATACGGCGGCGCTAACCAGGGAGGCTCCGATATCCGAGAGTCCTGGTTAGTGATGAATGCGATCAATGCCGCTGATCGTGCAATCATTTATCAGATGTTTGATTTTGTCAGGGACTACAACGGATGGAATCCTGATATGACGCTTTTGACGTTAGATAAAGTGTTGACTACTACGGATACAGGTAAAGGAAGTAAAATTGTTAGTTAAGGAGGTAATATCATGAGACTATTTTCAGATATCAATGAGATCAAGCAAAAGATAACGTTAAATGGTACGTTTGAGCTATCCAAAATTCGTCCTGATATCAGCCGGACAGAGCGTTCCCAGATTCAGCCCTTACTCGGTAATGATTTCTATAATGAGTTAACTCAGAAGTATGCGGAAGCATTAGTTGCTCTGGAAAGTAAGTCTGAAGCCGAAAAAAAGAAAATAAAGGATTCCGGTACTCAGTACCAGCTGATGGATGTAAAGTATTGGCCGGTGATGGAAATCGTTCAGGATGCCATCGCCAACATTACTTTCATGAATGGGATAGACCAGGTTCAGGTGAGTATTGGGGATAGTGGCGTAACTATTTCCACAAATGATACAAAAAAGACTGCTTTCCAGTGGCAGATAGATAATTTGAAGTATCAATTTGCAAGCAATGGTTTTAATGCCCTCAATGAGCTACTCCTGTATCTGGAAAAAAACCTGTCTGATTTCCCAATTTGGGCACAAAGCGACGCATACTTTGAACAGAAGAAATTTTTTGTTGAAACTGCTGAGGTCTTTTCTGAAAATTATCAAATCAACGCCAATCGGATGACTTACCTAACGCTTCGATACATCATGAAGCGTGTAGAATGGAATGATGTCCGACCAAAGATCAGCGAGCCGCTATTCCTGAAATTGAAAGAAAAGCAGTTGACCGGTTATGAAACCAAAGAAAAGATTTTAATGGAGCGCTTCCTGGTACCGGGTATCGTATTATTGACCGTGGCCAAGGGTATCGTCGAGCGCGCAATAGAGGTTACTGATCTAGGCGTTCAGATTAATCTTTATACGTATTACGTGACGTTAAAAGATGCTCGCAAAAAGGGTGGTGACGATGAACGTGAAAAGATGATCAAGCAGTTGACAGAGGATGGGAATAAGTATTTGGATGAGGCGAGAAATTACATCGATGCCAATGAAGCTGATTTTCCGGATGCTAAGGATGTTGAGACGGAAATGAGTTATAGAGTAATTAATAAACCTGAAAGCGGAATTTTTGGAATGTAATATGGAAAACGAGCAATTCTCACTTATGCAGCTTGTAATGGCTGTGATTAGCTCTGGAGTTTTATCGACAATCGTAACCTATTGGACGAGTAAAAAGCAGACAAATGCTGTGATCGAGCAGACGAACGCCACGGTTGATGAACAGGTGCGGACAACATATGGGGAAATGATCAAAGATCAACGCACCCAGATCGGGTTTCTTCAGGATCAGATCGAAACGGCTCTAAAACGAGAGCAAGAGTATGTTGCGCTTTTAAATAAAGCTAATAGCCTAACAAATTCGCTCTCTGCAGAACTTGCCGCTTGTCAGTTGTCAATCAAAAATTTGGAGACAACAAAATTGAAGTACGAACAAAAATTGGCCTTATATGAAGATATCGCAAAACGCGCTGAGACTCGTCAAGGGGTTTGAGGAACTTAGGCTCAATGCGTATCCGGACAATTTTGGGGTTTGGACGCTTGGTTATGGTACGGTTCGATGGCCTGATGGTCAAAAGGTACGTCAAGGCGATCGAATCAAAGATGAGGCGGAAGCGTATGATCTGCTTCAGTATTCGCTTACATCCCCGTCCAGAATTGTTAACTCTCATGTGAATGTTAGGTTGACACAGAATCAATTTGACACTTTGGTATCAATAGTTTATAGTATTCGTGGTTTGGCATTCAATAGGTCCAGATTGTTGAGTCTATTGAATGATGGTGATTACTTCAATGCAGCTGAAGCAATACTTGAAATTCCAGCTGAAAAGTGTCGCATGAGATATAATAGAGAATTAGGACATTTGAAACGTAGACGCTTGAGGGAGCGCGAATTGTTTCTTACAATATAAGTTTTTTATTGTTGGTGATTTATTGTAGATGTGATCCGGGGGTAAAGTTAAGGGCAAATTTTGCTCCCGCTTCTTAAAGTTAAACTAAATGGTCCCGGGTATAAATGCGTGAGGGTGGTTTTTGGTTGGCCACCCTCTTTTGATTTAGTTATGGTAAGGCTTTATTCTTTCATTCTTCTTTTACTATCCCTGACTGGGTGCAATCTTTTTCGCAAGAAAAAAGAGAGCACCCTTTTTTCTGCTGCTAGGGACAGTTCATGGAGTATAACGAATTCGTCAACACTTCAGGGAAACTATTCGGTTAAAAATAGCTCTGGATCAGTAGCCCTTGAAGCTAGAGGTTTTGATGAGTTTAATATTGATAAAGACGGTAATATCAATGCCAAAGGTAAAAATGGGGTATTGTTATATAATGGAAATACCAAAGATTCGTCTTCAGCTGGATCATCTTATCAAAACAGTTTAGCTACTACTATTGGCCATGTCCAGGATTCTACAAATATCAATACGCAGGTACAAGTTGATTCCGGAGCAAAAGTGGATAAATGGTTTTCCTGGTGGTTTGTTGTTGGTGGGGTGATCGTGATCATCGTTTTAATCCTGGTGTTTTCTAATGTAGGATGGCCGGCAATTTGGAAAAAGTTTATGAGCTTATTTAAAACCAGATCATGAGATACTATTTTTTGTTCTTTAGTTTTTGTCCGGTATATGAGAAGTTCATTGAATTGGATACCTCCAAAATTAACATTGTTCCGGCGCATTTGTCAAAAGAGTTTTATTTAGGTAATGGATTTAAACTTAAAAAATGAATAGGTCGGAAGCTTTGCAGTTTATGAAAGATGGCTCGAAAATCAGTCATGAATACTTCCAATCCCACGAATGGATGACTATTCAGGATGGCAAAATACTTTTAGAAGATGGTGTAAAGTGTTCCGTCGAGGAGTTTTTTGCTTATAGGACATCAAGTGATTGGGAAGAGGGCTATTTCTTCTTTTTAGAAAGAGATCAAAAAGCTTATGAGCGTTGTAAGTATCATAATTCTTTGGTTAATTCCTTGAGTTTAGCAGAATTGGAAGCAACGCCATTTTATCTCTGGGAAAATATGGGACTTCTTAAAAAACAAATGGCTGAATCTTCCGAAAAGAGCACGAGATCAATTTCATTGTTAGGAGGCTCTTTTTCATTGGCTGAGGAGTCTGTTATAAAGTTTTCTAAGGCAATGGCCATGTGTGGTCCTGCACTGGCGGATACCGTAACGCGTGGAAAGATATTTAATCAGTGGCTAAAATGCGAAGAAGTTGCAAGTAGATCATTTACCGAGTTTTTTATTCAGAAAATAGGATGTGTCGGTAAAACGCAATATGATATTGACAAGATGATTGCAGAATTAACTCTGGAACGTGGTATCGGGAAAACTTATTCAGCTTGGTTGAAGGAGAAAGGCCTAAAGTATTGTGAATTTATGACAACTTTTTGGGTTAAACAGATGGCTATTTTAGCCGCGAAAGGAGTTGATAATGGGTTATAAGTTTGTTGAGGTCTTTAGAGAAAATGTGCCGATAGCGGTTCGGTTGCAAGATCTTTTACAATATGTAGAGAAAGCCAGGGAACTTCGTTGCTATGAAATGCGGATCGTAGTGTCATTTGATCCGGCCAACCCTGGTATCGATTTAATATTTGGAAGGCTGGTCTTAGAAGAAAGGCTGAAAGCAGGAAGCTTTTTCCCTGATTTCGATTATAAGGTTAATATTATTCCTGGGATCGATGTTAGTAACGTATCAGCATTAAAAGAAGATTTTCAGTCACATATATCGGACGCTCTTAGTGCTCATTCGGTGTGGGCACTGGGATGGTTAGAAGTTGCTAAAGAAGTTCCTAAATTCAAGCGTCGGCTTTTTCGGAATGATAAAAAAGACCTCGAATCAACATATCTTGATAAACATCAAAATAAAAGCCGTAAAGAATGGGAAAAGGAATACTTGTGTAGTCCTCTGCCTGAAGAACCTGAAACATTAAACGACAAAGATGGAAAAACTAACAATAACCGGCGCTGATCAGGAATGGGTGGCCGATGTACCTCAGAGTTGGGATGAAGTCCCTGTGAATATATATCCAAACCTCGCTCAATTATATCTCAAAGAACTGCCTCGTATGACGATCAGCGACAAATTGGTGAGAGTATTGTATTTGTTAGCCTGGAGTGCAAAAGATGGAATTGACCGATTTGATCTGCCACATCTTCAGCAGGCTTTTAAATTGGTGGAATGGGTATTTAATATAAGAATCCGGAAATATTGGATAAGCTGATTGCTGTGTTATATCGACCTGAAGGGAAGGGGGCTGCACATGAGACCGGAAATGTTGAGTATTGTGGTGATCTGCGAGAAAAGTTCAATTCTAATCTGACGGAATTCAGGGCTGGAGAACTTAAGGATCTCGATCTCGCTATTAAAGATGGCATCTATTTATATTATTTAGCTTCCAGATGGAAAGCTTTCGATAGTTATCCGCTTGTTTTCCCTAAAAAGAAGAATCAAAAAATTGATACACCTAAACAAAAAGTACCTCGATATGGCTGGCTAGGAACTTTTGATGATCTCTTAGGGGAAAAAGGGCGTACAGCGGAATCACTGGAGAATGAGTTTGTGCATACAACGCTCATGAGCTTGGAACGCGGACAGATTAAATTCAAGGAAATTAAAAAGAATAGGAAATGACTTTAACCAGGTATATGGAACTTATTACTGCATTTGCAATTGCGGATCCCGATCTTCTCCATACTGAAGAAGCTCCAGCTATTTTTGATTGCAGTGCTGATGAAGCTGCCGCAATTTTACAGAATATCAGTGATCGTATGGTATTGCTCGTTCCTCCTTATGCAAAAAGCCCAAAAAAGAATAATGCCAATGGAAACATCTGGCTGAAGGAAGGACTGGTAGTATGTGTGCAATATGTCCCATTGGACAATCGCCAACGCAAAACAGAGATAACTGATAAAGCGGAGCGCGTTTTGGATCGGCTTTATTTTTACTTTAATCGGTTGAGGTCAGCTCCTCCAGTCCCAGGACAGGAACCCTTCATGTTTGATCCCCAATCCTGGAATTCTGATTCGATCGGCCCGATTAGTGAGAATCACTTCGGTTATTATGCTGAATTGGGTATAAGGGACAGTATAAAGCTTTAGGTTCTTTTTTTTAATTTGTTTAGTTGAGCCGCTGATGAGATATCACCGGCTTTTTATATGCTTTAATTGTCGTTTCTAGATTTCTTTGGAAAGCCATCTTTGTGATATGGCACTTTCAATCGTTAAGCAACCAAATGAAATATTCTGGTCGAGAAATCCAGTAGAATTTGAATTCCATACTGACAAGTTGGTTCTTGATGCTGGACGTCCATTAATTTTTACCTTGGATTTTAGTCAAGTTGACAATATTGTTGATTACGAGCTTCACACTCCTGAGCGTACATATTACTACTATCTTGACTGGTCTTTCACATTGGTTATTAAGCAAACTGAACTTCAACATCGAATAGGGCCGGCTGAGACGAAACAGGAATGGTTGATAAGGCTCAAAAATTCAATTCTGAATACTTTTAATCTTGATTCGATTTTTACGGCAACTGTGGAAGGACAAAAGCTTAAGTTCACTTCGATAGAAAATGACAGTTCCTTAGATGCGCAGGTTAAAGATGCAACGACCGATTTGGCTATTTCTATTGAGAATATACAGATTCCAGTATCCAAATCATATACACCAAATCTTAAGATTTTTGTTGAGCTCATCGCTGTTGAGGAAAATAATAAGAGAGTTTTAGTCTCAGCAGCTCTTGTTCCGGATGCGAATGGGTATACATCTTGGGACTTTTCTAAACCGTTGTCATCATTTTGCGTTAGTGACGGCCCGGACATTCCTTCCATGGATGACCACAATGTATCAAAAGGGAAAACCGTAAAACAGTTTTTTGTTAGAGCTACTGAGCTTTTCGGAGAACCACAGGCCCCAAGGGCTTCAGTTGTTACCAGCTACTTCTTTGTGGCTTATGGTGGCTTACCTAAAAACTTGCAAAATTTGAGTTTACAAGCATCTATTATAGATGGTGATGTTATTCGATTTCTATCTTCTGCTGAAGAAAAAACAATTGTTCCGTATCAACCGAGTTGGTTGTCATGGATAAATCTTGAGGAAGTTCAGTCCGATGTTAAAGTAGAAATCGAACTTGTATATAATAATGGGACGCCTTTTATATTTACTGCACATAATATTCCTGAAGTAAAAAAATATGAGAAGGTAATCATTCCGGTTGGCCTAGATCAGATCGATGCTAATAGTCATTATCCGGAACTGAAAATCGTTTCTTATGAGGTGTGTCTTAAAAGTGATGGCGTAAAAATCTCTAATACGATAAAGTATTTTATCGACAATACTTTGCATCAATATCAACGTCTGTTTATTTATCAGAACTCGCTAGGATCACCTGAAAGTCTTTTTACTTCAGGCAAAAAGGCTGTTTCTTATGAAATTGAAAAAAGTACTGCCATTATCTCCCAATCAGGAACTTTCGATCTGAGGGTTGGAGAAAATGTCGACCTGGATATTGTGCTTGAGAACAAAGAGAAAATCAATACAGGGTATAAATCGTATTTTGATATCCTGCTGTTTAGAGATTTCATCTTGAGCCGCTGGAAGCTGACATTGATCGGGTCACAATGGTGGCCAGTCAATATTGCATCATCATCTATAGATGAATTTCAAGATGGCAATGGACTCTATGCGCTTTCATTTGAGATAACTGGCCAACACTCACAGGAACTATTTTTTGATAATTAATTATTGATATGGACTATAATATTGATCTAAATGAGTTTGATATCACGCTTATTCGTGGTACGACTGAGGAATTTAAGTTTTGGGGTTGGGAAGCCGTTGATGAAGATACTGGCGATATCGTCCTTTTTTCTTTGATCGGAAAAGAAGTAAAAGTTCAATTTAAGAGTGATTTGAATCAGGATGAGATTGCGCTCGAATTAACTGTTGCAAATGGTGGGTTAAAAATTGAACCTACAATTTTGACGATGAATTTTGGTACAAATACCATTGATCTCAAAAGGGATGTTTATTACTATGATATCCTGGTAATCGATGGCACCGAGAGGACAACGTTTGTAAAGGGAAAATTAATCTTAACAGGTATTGTAACTAAATAATAATGGCAAAATCATATAAAGTTACCGTAATCGCTGGATCAAAACTATTAGCGAATTCGGTCCAGGAAGTTAAGAATGCGACGATTGAGGCATCTATTCAGATAAAAACGGTCAAAGGCGGAGCTACCTCAGCTACCGCTACAATTTTGCCTCCTGGTCCTGCAGGTGCAAACCGAAAAATGGAAGATGTGGAAGGATGGTTTGTTAATGGTACGGCCGCCAATCCCCCTGTTGCTACTGGAACACCTTGGGAAGCTAAGTCCGGGTTTAAAAATACTAATTGGTGGGATAGCACTACGTGGAGCTTAGGAAGCAGTGTTCCCATTCCGAATGGTGAGGGCTTACTTCCTCTTTTCGATCCTAATTACATTGTTCCGAAAACAGGCGAACGGGGCTACGCTAAAGATGCGCAGGTAAGGGATATTGACGGCATTTCATACGTTAGTTTAAAAGATGGAAATAAAAGCTTACTTAATGTAGTGTCAGATTGGTTGATCACAGGTATAAAAACAGATTCGAATTATTCCCCAAATTCCCCAAATGCTACTAGTGGCAAGTCTCTTAAACCAATATTAACTGATGAAACTGGTGCAATAGTAACAATGTCTCAAGTGATGGGAGACCTAGTTAACTCAAGAATAATAGATGGAAATAAAATCATCAGACCTACTAAAATAATGTTTTCAAAATGGGAGAACAATGAACCGGGTAAGGAATTATTAGGGATACAGATTAATGTTATCAATCAAAAACCAGCTGATAAAATTGAAGTTGCTATCTATGACAAGAATTATAACAAGATAGTAAC